ATGTAATAGTAAAAAAAGTATAAAATTTATTTATAATTATTTTTATAAAGATTCTAAATATTTTTTATCCAGGAAAAAGAAAAAATTTGATGAAATTATAGGGCGCATTAATGGAGAAATCTAATAATGAAAATGGGATAAACCTTTCATAGGGTGTTAACAAATATTAATTGTTAGCTAACGGTAGAAGTTAAATAAGCATTGACGAATACGCTTCGTAAGAGATACTACGGTCCATTATATAAAATGGATAGCAGTTAATACCGTGCCAATCTAAAATTTTAGTATTAATTGATTTTAGCAGGTGTAGAGACTAATAGGTGAGTAACTAAAACAATAAGCCTAACACGAACATCCCACATCTTAGTATTTAGTTAAAGATGAAGAGATAGTCCGATACTCGTGAACAATAGTAACGAGAGTATAAGATAAAGAGCTTATACATAACAAATGTTTAATAAAAGTCATGCCGTAGCATATTCTTTTATGAGCATGCTAACAACATGGTTAAAAATTTACTATCCTGTACAATTCTATTCTGCATTTTTATCGATGCAAGCGGTCGAAGATTTATTACGATATATCCCGATGATTAGAAAGGAAGGTATCGATGTTAAGGTTCCGGAAATCAATAGCTCTGATATTGATTTTACTCCTAATGGAAATTCTATATTATTTGGGCTGGGTTCTATTAAGGGCGTAGGTGATTCTAGTATTCCTGAAATAGTGAATAATAGACCTTATAGTAGTCTTGAAGATATATTTAGTAAAGTGCCTAAAAAAGCATTTAATAAACGAGTAGGCGAAGCATTAATTAAGTCGGGCGCGCTAGATTTATTCAATACTAATCGTTATGAACTTCTTAATGAATTCCATGCTATACGTAAAGATAAAATCGAAGAATTAAATATTGGTCAGTGTAACGATGAAGCTATTATGGAAATGGAAATGGAGACTATTAATTGTCCGGTAACTAAAACTCCTGAATGGTATTCATTAGAAAATGAAGAAGTAGAAAATGTAAAAATTAAAATTACAGAAATCGATGAACGTAAAGATAAAAGCGGAAACATAATGGCTTTCTGTAAGGGTGATGTAGGCGGTGGTGCTACTATCGATCTCGTTATCTTTAGCTCAATTTATTTGGCTAATATGAGCTCTATTCGCTGTGATCATACTGCTTATTATTCTGGTAAAAAAGAATCGGATTCTAAGATTATCGTTAAAAAAGTAAGTATGATTAAATAAACTGCGTAATATATATATAGTCGTTAATTTAATTTGTTAACAAATTTTGGAGATTAATTAATATGGCAAATCGTGGTTTTTACGGTCTTTTTGACCCAACCAAAAAACATGGTGGCAAAGACGCTGAAGACGCTAAAATTAAAGAGCTAGAACAACGTATCCAAGCGTTGGAAGCTAAGGTTCAAATTTTAGAATCTAAAGTGCAAACTGGCCGCGCACAATAATAAATTAGAAAGCTTACTTTTTGTAGTAAGCTTTCTTTTTTTATGCTATAATATTGTTGTAATATAACATTGTAAAATATATTTTTTTATATTAAAAAGGAAACCATAATATGGCAAATATAAACGGTAAAATTTTAGTCGATAATGGAGCCGGTCAAAAAGATCAGTTTAACCCAACTACGTTAGCTTCTTCCGTTGTTTTTGATGATGGTCAAACTCTCGAAGAAAAATTCAGAAGTTTGGTACCGGCAAAAGCTACGCAATCTGAACGTAGTGCTGTTGCAGATCGAAGCGATTTAAGCGAAGATACTCGTAAATTTATGGGCCATCCATTAGAAGACTTCATTTTAAGAAATGAATTAATGGCAACGATTACTAAAATTAATGAACATAATGATTGGAAAAATAGTGTATCGACTGTCGATGAATTATATACTACATATCCAGATGCTATTGTCGGAAATATTGTTGCTATTAATACTGGTGATGCTGCCGGATCTTTATATCGTTTTAATGGTAGTGATTGGGAGATTTTATTGAAACATGGTAAACGAGTATTACCAGATAATGTTGTCGATAAAATTAATAAGAGCGTTATTATTGAAAAAATGGAATTTGGTAGTAACAAGTGGATAAAGCAAGGCGAAGATAATTATGAATTATCTTTGAATATTGCAAACGCTGAAATTATTCAAGTCGTTATTTTTGACGGCGCATCTAAAAAATTAAGTACTATCACTCCAGAATATAATAATAATAAAATTTTATTGCATAGCGTATTCCCTGAACGCGGTTATGTATTGTATTATACTCAACAAAGTGATGTATTAAATCATGGTGATACAGTATGATTCAAAAACTAAGTCAGCTTGTCGGTCTTAGTGATATAAATAAAAAAGTTAATGAATTCGATAAAGAACTATCCGATATCAAAAAGATGTCGGATAGAACTGTCGATACGCAAATATTATCTTCGTTTATTACGAACAATAAACAAGATATTCAAGCATTACTTAATACAGCTCGTCAAAAAATCGAGCAATTAAAAAATAGTATCGACACAAAATTTAACGATTATTACACTAGGACACAAAGTGATTCATTATTTGCACGCTCTTCTTTATTAAAAACATTTATTCACGATAATAGAAAAGAAACATTTGACAGTAATTTAAATGTTCGTGGCAATATTCAATTAAACAATACGAGCGGTCCAATTATTCAATTTGGTGATGGCTCTTTAGAAGTACGTCCTAATTATTTAAAAATAACGGCGCCTAATGGGTCTGTGCCAGTCGAAATTAAAAACGGTGTACCATATAGTAACGGTAATGTCGTTATGACAAACGTTAATTATATTTCTCCTGGTCCATGGATTGAATTACCAAATAGTCGTAATGTTAAACGAGTTAATTATAATATTGCTTATGAACAAGGCGCTCGGCAAATGTTAATATTATATCGTTATCATGACGGTAATAATAATGGACATGAATATATTAATCATATTCTTATTGAGCTTCAATTAGGTTTACCTAAATATAAGGATATGGAATGTGAAATTAGTTTATTAAACAGCGAAATCAATGTTACTTATAGCCGTGACGGATATAATGGCAACATTAAAGCTGTGTATTATCGATAGGAGTTTTATATGGCAAAAAGAATAGAATTACAAGCTGTGTCATATAAAACGACACAACAAATTAATACGATAGCCGATCAATTTAATGAATTCGTTAAAAATATTAATGCCGGTCGATTTACTGTCGACGATTTTATTAAAAGTTTTAACGAAATTAATACGTTATATATTTCTTCTAAAAAATATCTAGATCGTTCTATTCAGTTATCACAAGATACGTTTAATTCTATGTCTCAGAATTATTTAACTAAAGAAGAGCAAGATTCTCGTTATTTAAGTAAATTTAGTTTAACAAACGTAGTATTAAAAAATGGTAATTTTCAAACTAATAATAAATTAACTATTAATGGTAATAATAAAATTATAGCTAATAAAAATGGTAACATATTAATGACTCTTAACGGAGTAAAATTAATTGCCGAAGGTGAATGGTTAAAGTTTGTTAATCCAGATAATAGCGAATTATATGCTCATAATATTAACACTAATAATGAACGTATGTTAGGTCGTGATGTATTTAGATTATCTGGTGAACAACAAATTGATGGTAATTGGAATGAACTTCCGAATAGCAGAATTGAGAATGTAAATGGATCGGTAAACTTACCGGATAATTGGAACGATTTAATTATTATTGTCGATAATACAAAACAAGATTATGATAATTCTAATAAAGATTTTGAAAATGCACACAAGTATGCTCCATCTTATGTGTTTGTATGCCGAGAAGAAACTCCAATTAAATTTTTAACTCCATTCTCTGTAGCCGGTATTGAAGTTGGCGCAACATATGTTCGTTTAACGCAAAAAACTGGTCCGGTATTTATGGAATATTCTAAGAGCCGTGATTACGGCAGAATAGTAAAGGTATTATGGCGATGATTGAAAAATTAAAAAACAAAGTAACAGTAATTGGCCAGATACAAAAAATTAATGAAATTATAAAAGCTATCGATCATTTTAAAGAAGGTATCGATGAAACTAGTATTAATGGATTAATTAATCGTCATACGCAAAAGATTAACGAAATGAAAACACATATTAATGAATATGTTATTAAGCTTTCAGATCAATTAAATGCTAGTATCAACGAAAAACTTAAAAACTTTTATAGAAAATCAGAAGCTAATAATAAATATGCTCCTGTTAATGAAGAGAAAAAATATGTTCGTTATGACGATCTTAATGTCGGTAAAAATTTAGTTATTAACGTAGGGTCTGGTCCAGCAATTAAATTTAATAAGTCTGACGGTACTTTATTCACTATCGGTGATTTTGATATATCTACATGGCCTTTTAAAATTACTAAAGGTAATGTTCAATATATGGGAGTGAATAACGAAGGATTAATATCTGATAAGCATATTATTACTCAAGTTAATTATAAGAATTTTATTAAATTAAAATCTTGGCGTGATGGATCTTCTATCGGTAGTTGGAATGCTAACGATTGGAATGAAGCATATGCATATAATACTGGCGATAACTATCAAGGTATCTTCTTAATGGTTAAAAATGCTTCTAAACGCCGTTATGATGTTATGAATTATAATTCTGGCGACGATACTAATATGTCAGTTTCTTTCCATAATTATTATGGAAATACTAGAAACGTAGAACTTTGTTCTCGTTTAATTCAGTATCCAGGCGATAGCAGATTTCAAGTTAATATAGCGGAAAAATATTATATTATGCCTATCAATAGACCTAAATTCCGTCTTAAATACGCTGAAGGGTGGGTTATTAAATGCCGATAGATATTAACACTCTTCGAGATAATCTTAATGATTTAATATTTAAAGTAAATAATCTAGAAGCTTATAAAGAACAAAATAATGATTATGCTAATACATTAGATTTTTACGAAAAAATATTATCGATTAATGATGAATTAAATGGTTTAGATATCGATACTATTAATATAGGTAATAGTTTTATTGCTAATAATATATTAGAAATTTCAAATAATAAATTGCAATATGGTAAAGATCAACTTACATTTACTGATAGCTTGCGATATAACGGTAAAATTGCTAAAACACAATATGATTTAGCTATGCCGGAATTTAAAGATTATCCTTCCGATTCCTTAGAAAAAGGAGAATATTATTTAATAATAAATAAAGATCAATATAAAATTCCTTTTATTATCAAATATTATGGCAATAATATTAAAAATGATTTCTATAAAATAGAGAACAGTAAATTAACGTCTGATTATAATTTTATATTAAAGAAACGAGGTTAACGAAATGATTAATATTATTAATGATGATAACGTTACTCTTTCTGATTTACAAAGTAAAATTGATGAAATTAATCGATACTTAGAAGACAACAAAAAAGACTTAGAAGAAACTATTTATAATAATAATGTTGAACAATATAAAATAGATAATTCTATTTATTATAAAAAAAATAAAGCTTACGATTATACAATTAGTGATTTTAATGTTAATAATTTATCTGGTATTGTTGAAATAAATAATAATACGTTAAATGTAAACGGTCATATATTATCTAATAAAAGTATCGATGGCGTTAAATTTTTAACAGAAAAAAGTAATACTTATACTTGGACTGAAGTTCCGGTATCTAAACAAATTGATATAACATATTTTCATGAAATCAATATTATTATTTCTGATGGTTCAACTTATTCACCTTTATTTATTGTAAAAGAAGATGGATTATATAAAGACAGATATGGGATAGTAGAAATTAAAATTATTGATAATAATTTAATAATTGACAATGTTTATAACGTTGTTAAAGTATTTGTACGATAAGGTTATACGATATGGAAGAACTTTCGTTAAAATCAGTTAATGATAATATTATTACTTTAAGTAATAATGTAGATAATATTATTAACAGAGCTCATAATAGAATCAATGAATACTTAGAAATTAATGGTATTCCATTGAGTAATATATATAATGAGTATATTGGTAAGAATCAACATATCGATATGTTATATGCTAATAATTTATTGGTTAATAATATGCAATTAAATGATAAATTTTTTATCGATAATAATAAAATTGTATATGGCGATAATTCTTTATCGTTAACCAATGGATTAAAAGTAAATGAAGAACAGGTATTGTTGGAAGACGATACCTGTTTTAGTTTGTCATATGAAGGTGTATATACCACATACTTAATTAAAGATAAATCTGAGATTGTTGTCTCTGGTTTATATAACGGCACGGAAACAATTGATCTTATAATTCCTGTTTCTATGTTAAGTGAAATTTCGACAAGTGTATTCGGATATCGAAGCGCAGGAGTAACGGTTACACGTTCTGGCGATGAATGTTCTATAGCTCCTACAGATTCAGGATTCGTTATTACTAATGTTATTATGAGGTAATTTTTCTATGAAACATTTTATAGATCAGGCTTCGTTAAATGAGACAAGTATACAATATCTTACTTATAAGTTAAACGAAGTTATCCGTGTTGTTAATAATAAACCGGATGTACATGACTTAGAATACTGGTCTGATGTATTAGAACAGTTTAAGAATGATAAATCTATTAATACTTATACCGATCTAATCGAAGCTTTAAAAAAGAAGCCAGACTTTAATGAAGTACGCGCTACAGTTCGCGATGAATTAACTAAATTTATCGACGAAATGAATCAGCGTATTTATCAACCAACTTTAGATCAACTATTAAAAATAATTGGCGATGCACTTAATCAATATATTCGTGAACAAGTGGATAAACGTTTAAATGAATCAATAGAAGATCTTAAGAATAGATTTAGTGCAGAATTAATTTATTGGAATTAGGAGATCAAAAAATATATGGATGAAAAATATACAGGCCGAAAGTTTTACGGTCTATATGATCCTACATCGCCTAGTGCTAAGCGCGATCCTAAATCTGTTGAAGATATTAAAAAACAATCTGATGTTAATAAAGAAACGAGTCTTTCTAATAAAGCATTAGCCGAAGCTAATAAAATTGCTATCGATAAAATCATAGCAATGATGAATGCTAAACAAGCTCAAGATGTTATTACATTCTTGAGTAAAGTCGATGCTGTCGCTCAATATCAGCCTAAAGGTGATTATGTAACAGAAAATCGTATCGATGAAAAAATCGATTCTGGTATTGCTAAATATAATGTTAAGGTTACCGAAACATTTGCAACTCGAGAAGAATTAAACTTAGCGACAAAAGGTGTTACACCTGCGCAATTAAAATCTTTGAAAGATGCCCTTGAATTATTAAAAGATAATCCAGATAGTATCGCTGAGATTGCTAAAAAAGCCGACAAAGATAATGTATATACTCGAGCTAGAATCGATGACTTTATTAACAGTTTAAATCAAAAAGATTTAGATTTAGAAAAGAAAATTCAAACTGTTGCATTAGGTGAAGGTTTTGTTAAAAATATTGAATTAGCTCAACGTGTTGCAGCGATCGTCGATTTTACTCCGTATGTAACTAAAGTATATGCAGAGACTACATATGCTAAACTTACAGATTTAAATTCTAAAGTTTCTCAAGAACAATTAGAAAAAGCTTTAGAAAAAGCAGCACCTCAAGCTGGTATTGAAAAATTAGCGACAAAAGAAGAATTATCTAAAAAAGCTGATAAATCCGAAATCGAAAGCAAGGTAGATGTCGGTGATTTTAACGATTTAAAACAAAAGATTTCTTCTTTAGACACAGCTATTAAAACTGAAGCTGCTTCTCGTGCTTCTACCGATTTAGCTACCGACAGCAAAATCGGTATTGTTAATAGCACGATTAATGATATTAAAGCCAATATCTTGAAAAATAAACAAGAATTAACGACTCAATTAGTTCATAAAGCTGATACAGAAACAGTGGCTACTTTATTGTCTAATAAAGTGGATAATAATAGCTTAGATCTTGTTAAAGCTTCTGTCGATAAAAATAAACAAGATATTCTTAAAGCTAATACTGAAATTAATAAAAAAGCAAATGCGGCCGTTTTAGAAAATTATACGACTAAAGAAGAGCTTCGTGTTAAAACAGAACTATTAACTCAGAATATCGAAGACGTTAAGACAATTGCTAATAAAGCTAAATTAGCTGCTGAATCTGGCAAATTAGCTACTGATGCTAAAGCACTAGCTGAAGATAATAAAGTTAAAGTTTTATCTATTGAAGAAAAACTTAAAACTTTATTAACTAAAGCATTAGCTGATTCTTTATATCAAGAAAAAGGTAATTATGCCACCAAAGAAGAAGTTCAAGCAATTACGACTTTAGATCCTTCGACTGTACAAGCATTAAAAGATTTGGCGCGTCAATTAGCAGGACATGAAGATCTTGCTGCTGTTTTAGAAAAGCTCGATAAGATTTATACTAAACAACAAGTCGATGATGCATTAAGTCGCAAAGTCGATGTAACTGTTCTTAGTGAATATGCTACTAAACAAGAATTAACAACTAAAACTGCTAATATCATTACACAGAGCGAAGTCGAAACTCGTGTTCTTAAAGCAGAATCTAAAGCTGATACTGCAGTTCGTGAAGTTAATACGACAGCACAACAAGCTAAATCTAAGGCGCAAGATAATGCTCAATCTATTAGCGAAATTAATACTAAATTAACTAAGGCAATTGAAGATGCTACTGCTTTATCCGCTAAAGTTAATAACTTAGCTTTAAAAGCTGGTGAAGGCGGCAAAGTCGATCCTAACGCCGTGGCGGATAAAGTTAAAGAAATATTAAACGATTTAGTAATTAAAAATAAATATGTATCTAAACCAGAAATGGTATTAGAGTTAGACAAAAAAGCTAATGCTAGTGAATTAGAATTATTACGTCAAAAAGTTACGTCTAATGAAACAGCTATTGCTAGTAAAGTTAGCGTAAGCGATTTGTCGACAAAGGTTGAATCTTCTGTGTTTAATGCTAGAACGACCGAAGTCGATAACAAAATTAAAGCATTAGAAACGACTAAAATTCCGTCGGTAGTCGAATCTCAGATTGAAGAAAAACTTAAGACATTCCAACCTAAAGGTGAATATCTTACTAAGACTACTGCCGATACATATTATCAACCTATCGGTTCTTATGTTGATAACGATGTATTTAGCCAAACTAATATTAAAATTAGTAAACATGAAGAAGACATTGCAGCGATTAAAGCCGCTCATTATGTATCACAATCTGAATTAGCTAATTATTCTAATACCGAAACTATTAATGCGGCGATTCAAGCAGCAGTAGCCGGTCTCGATACTACGTATGCTAAAAAGTCTGATGTAAGTACATTTATTAAAGGCGTCGATGTCGATAAAAAAATTGTAACTAAGATCGGTGAATTTAAAACTTATACAGATAGTACATTTGCTACTAAAAATGAAATCGATAATGCTCGTGCATTATTCAGAACGGCATTAAGCCAGACTGCTATCGAGAAAATTGTCGACGATAAATTAGGCACTGTAAAAGATGCCGTACAAACTATTGTTAATATTCAATCTGGCGTAAATCAAAATAAATCGGCTGTTCAATCTATTCTTACTGAACTAGCTAAAAAAGCTACGAAGGAAGAAATCGATGATAAACTCGATAAACAAGTATTCGAAACGGCTAAAACTTCGTTAACTAAATTAATTACTGATCAAGAATCGGCTTTAGCCGAGGCTAAAAAAGCTTTACAAAAAGCAATCAATGATAAATCGGCAGAAAATGTTACGAATTATCAAAGTAAAGTAGAATTCGCTAATTGGATTCGTGATACTTATACTGTAGCTATTCAAGATTTGCAATCTAAAATTAAAAGCGATCAAGATATAAAAGATTTAGTTCAACCATTAATTAATACAGTAATTTCCAGTCTGTCTGATGTATATCAACCTAAAGGACAATATGTAACTTCAGATGGCTTAACTAATAGACTTTTAGGCTACCTAGAAGAAGCTTATGCAGATACAAGATATCAGATGCGTGGTTCTTATGTAACTAAAACAGAATATAAATCTGATGTTGACCAAATTAACGGTAAAATCGATACTATTAATACAAATCTTAATAGTAAACTTGATTTAACAGCTGCGCAAAGCGTATTCCAGACTCGTGGAGATTATATCACTCGCGGCGATTTGGATGCTGCAGCTACTACACCGGCTTTTGCTAATGCAATTAATAATGCTATTATTGCTAAAAATTTCTTAGATAAAGATACTGCTAAAACTTTATTTGCAGCTAAAGCTAATTATACGACTGCTCAAAATGTTGGCGATATTATTCAAAATAGTGCTATTATTCAAGGAAAACAAGATAAGATTACATTCGGTTCTGGTTTATCTTATAACGCACAAACAAAAACATTAACTGCAACTGGAGGCGGCGCTACTGGCGATCTTAGCCAATATGCTAAGAAAACCGAAGTAGTAAAACCTAGCGATCTTAGTTTTGCAGATTTTGATATTCTCGCAGCATATAATGCAGAACTTAATTTAGGAGATTAATAGATGCAAGAACTCGATCAATTTAAAACTAAAATGCTAACTTGGGCTAAAAAGTTAGCACAAGATTTAACGGCTTTAAATAAAAAAATTAAAACAGCTAGACCTATTGTATCTGAAGCTCCAATGGGTATTGTCCCTGGAGCTTATGAAGGTCAAATTATGGTTAATAAGAGTGGGCCAATGATAAAATGTTATTGTTGGGCTAATCGTGATTGGAACGAAATTGGAAAAATCAGCCAATCGGTTTTAAATAATTTAAAATTTGAAATTTCAAATTCTATTTTAACAAAAGCTGATCAATCTCAAGAACGTAAACCAAGAGCTTCTATGGACAATATGGGTAAATTATTCGTTAATTATGGTACCTGCACAGTAGAAGTTGTTGATTCTGCTGGTAATTGGAAATTATTAAATGGTCCGTTACAAAATTCCGGTATTCCAAATTATACTCCGGAAACAGGTCCTGGTACATTAGTTCAAGACAGTATTACTAAAAAGATTTATATGTGGAATGGTGCATCGTGGATTGAACTTGGCGGTGGTGGTGGCGCTGCCGGTAATTATGTTACACGTGAAGAGTTCAATAATGCTCTTAAGAAAATTCAAGAAGAAGTTAGTAAAATTAGAGGTTAATAATGGCAGATCCAACGACTGAAAATATTGTAAATAAACTTACTGAAACATTAGGTCTTATTCATAATGACTTAGAAGACGTAAAACAAATTTTAAATAAGAACGGTATTCAAGCTACTGGTACTACTAAAACATTAGCCGAAGATATTACTAAATTACCAAAGCAAGTAGAAGATAATATTAAAAATTCTAATGAAATTACTGGTTTGAGTGGCGGCACATTAGATATTCATACAGGTTTTATTTATTCACCTAATACTACTGGTAGATTAACTGAAGACAATTGTATCTTTGCTCAAAATGTAAAAGATTTTGTATTGCCTGGGAATAAAGAATTAAAAATGTTTTTCCCTAATGATACTATCGTTAATAATATGATCATGAGCGAAGTGAATAAGGCTAATCGTAATCTATCGCTAACACTTAATGATTCTACTATTTTTTATCCAGAAAATATGAAATATCTAACTGGTGCTAAAAAAATTGGCAATATTAATTTTACGGTTAAAATAAAAGACGATACTATTAAAACAGTTACTGAAAGCGGTAAACAATATTTTGACTTTACTAATCAACAAAAACCACCATCTGGACCTCCTGTGGGGGCGCCTGGATATACGCCAGGTTCTAATGGATATAGTGGTGATTTTGCATTAGCTGATTATAATACTAAATTTATCGTTAACGATAAAGTAGTAGAAAATGTAAAATGTTCGACTTTTTATTTAAGTCCGAATGCTTATGTTAAAGAAGTTGTTTCTGATCATTTATATATTGATTATGCTTTAATTAAAAATATTCTTTATAAAGATGATTATAGCTTAAGTACTCGCACAGAAGATTATAATGATGATCGTCAATTTAATCTGATTAAAGTAAAAATTAAAAATTTTCTTAACGCTGACAGAGTTGGTACTAGAAATGAACAAGAATCTGATATTATAGATCAACCACCTTTTATTAAAAATGTAGATCCATATAAAGTTGATGATACTTATAATGTTCAAGCAGAACAATATTTAACTAAAGCAAAATCTTATGGTGGTTTTAATACTCCATTTGCTAAATTATTAAATAAATATTTTCATATTTTAGTTGACCATACTCAATTTAATACTAATAACCAAGATATGTATGCTTTACAACTTCCTCTTTATAGCTTAGATGAAACTAAGAAGTTTAATTATGCTAAACATAAATGGGAAGATGTTAATGCATTGACAGAAGACAAAGAAGTATTTAGTCCATTACGTAATTGTAAAATGATTGGCTATAGTTTAAAAGCTGCTATTACAAAAACATTACCTCGCGATAATCAACAATATGATAATAAAGGTATTATTACTCTCGATGATTATAGTTCTAAATTTTATAATGGCATTTCTACTAAAAATAGTTATTTTGCTCCAACAAAAGATGGCTATTATTGTGTCCGTAGTGGACTCCTTGAAGATACAGATTTAGATACAGAATATAAATATAGTAATAATGAAACTATTACGTTTGAATTAAAATCGAGAGATACTTTTCATGGAAGCCCATTTGCTAATTTAGTTCAAATGAGTTATTCTAAAGATAAATTAAATATAGTATTTAATCGTGATCAATTAACTTATAGTAATGGTTATTTAGATCCTGGTGATCATATTAGCTTATTCCCTACTCATTGGTCAGTTAAATTCCATGTAAATTCTACTATTTCTGATCAAGCTAATAGTGATTTAATGCTAAAACGAGAAGACAATATTACTAAATTAGACTGTCGCAGTTCTAATTTAATTTGTCCTTTATTCTTCAATAGAACTGTTGAAGAAGTATTAGTGAATAAAATTTACATTCCATTCCGATTACCAATATTCCGACGTCTTGTTGTTAATAATCAACGTAATAGTTATTATTATGGACCAGTTCAAGAAACTGGATTTACTAAGTTTGTTTTTGGTGATAATCCTGAAATTATTAACTATGCTCAATATGCATACAATGCTTATGACGAAGGTTTTGGCAATAACGAAATAGTAAAAAATCATAAAGGTTATCGATTTGATTCAACGCATCAACAAGAAATTGATAATTTCGTTAAAAATATACATGTTTATATTAAATCAAACCATCCTAAGATGAACGATAAAGAATTCTTGATGTATCGTTTGCCTTTATTCACTTTAGATGGCCGTCAACGTTATAATTACTCTTTGAAAAAATGGCAATTATTAGAACAATACGATCCTAAAAATGATGCGACACCAATGGAACAAATTTATCCAGAATTAAAAGATAAACTTGCAGAATTGTGGGTAATTGGTGATACTATCAATACAGAAGCTCATGCTGGTAGTCGTCCAGGTTAACAGGAAATATATAACCCAATGACACTCATTAATTTCTTATTGTATTTAAATCATACTGTACCGGATGCAGTCGAGCATTTCGTAATAGCATATGCTGTTATGTTTATACTCGTTATGTCCGACACGATTATGAAATTATTTGCATTAACCATAACTAAATATTCCTTATGGCACTACAAAGCAATTATACAAGCCTTTTGGGGTGGTTGGGGTCAACAAAAATCAAGCCGCGTGTTTTATCGCGGCTTTGTTTTTAAGATATTTCAATACTCGATTGCCTGTTTAATAGCATTTGCACTCGACTGTGTAAGTATGCCTAAAGAATTACCGTATGCATTAAAGCATACATTTAATTATATAGCTTTTATTATTTATTTCGTAATCTTTTTAACCGAATTATTTTCGTTTAAAGAAAATTACGAATTAATTAAGTATAATAAATCGGTAACATCTAAATTCGGTAAAGATTTATTAGAACATATCGATACTATCGATTTAAATTTAATTAAATTTAAACTCAATAATCATATTAAGGAAGATGACAAGGATGAGTAAGTTTTTCAAAATGATGTTATTTGAAAATGAACAATTAAGTTATACACGCGTTATTTCCTTTGTTATGTTATTATTATTAATCGGTGTGACTCTATATCTTGTAATTACAGGGCATAGATGGGATCACTACGATACATTAGCTAGTTTGAGTGGTGGTGGTTCTGCCGCTACTCAAATTGCTAATAAATTTATTAATAGCAAATACAATTCTGCGCAAGGTACATATCAAGAAAAAAACGATGCAGAATAATATGTAATATAATATAAGTAATACAAATTATATTATATATGAAAGGATTAACTTAATGCGAAAATTTAAAGTTGAAAGTTTGAAGGTTAATATTATTAACGCTCTTCAACTTGATAAATTAATCCGTGATAATACGATTAATCGCAATCAAATTTATATTCAGTCACCTGAAGAATTTGTAGCCGATCATAACGATATTGTTAATCTTAAAGAAACTAAACAAGATAAATTAAGACCAGGTTCGACTATTACGATTAATAGTGATAACGTAATCGAAGCAAATATCGATTTAAGTCCTTATTATACTAAGACACAAGTAGCTAAATTATTTATGGGCCGTGATGAAACGTATACTAAGGAAATTATTGATGAAAAGACTTCGAATATTGTTGCTGGCGATAATATTCTGGTTACTTGGGAAAACAATAAAAGAAAGATATCGTCTACAATACAGTACCGTCAAAATAATAAATCAATGTCTATCGGTACTAATATTTTGGGTAGTGGCACTTCCGTTGGCGCTGGTTCTCAAGCAGTTGGTGAAAATTCTGTTGCTTTAGGTGCCGGTAGTTTAGCAGCATTACCTAATCAAGTAAGTATCGGTAACGAAACAGTTAAACGTGTAATTAGTAATGTAGCTAATGGTATCGATACTAGCGACGTTGTTACTGTCGGTCAGCTGACTTCTAAAGTAAGTGAAATATTAGGTAAATTAAATAAAGTACAAGAACAAATATATCCTATCGGTTCTATTTATATGAATGTGAATAATGTGAATCCGGCAGTGTTATTTGGTGGCACTTGGGAAAAACTTCCGTCCGGTCGAATGTTAGTCAACGAAGGCGACGGTTTTGCTCTAGGCTCTGTTGGCGGTGAAAAAACACACCGTTTAAGCGATAGTGAAGTACCTGGTCATACTCATAATGTTAATACTAGTATTTCTGTGCTAGGCGATCATTATCATGCATTTAGTACGTTGTACGATAACAATGGTGTTTTCCCTTCAGCAAATCCTAATCGTAATCCCGAGACCGGATTCCGTTTTAAATCAGAGTCTAGATTAGCTGGCTGGAACGGTTCTGGTCACGGTAACGATGTCGGGTCTTCTCCGATCGGTACGAATACAGAATGGCATGCTGTGACATCTTTAGATAAAACATACGGTAATAATCGTAATATTAATATTAACGTTAATACCTCGTCTATTGGCGGAGGTCAAGCACATAACAATATGCCGCCATATTTAACAGTTAATATGTGGAAACGAATTAGATAAAGGAAGTATTAAAAATATGTCTTATGAAGAACAATTAGCTCAAGTACGAGCTAATGTAATTAATAATATTTATCCAATTATTCAACAACAAGGTTCTTCTAATCAAATGATCACGTTACATTGGACAGCTGGTCATTACGATCAGTTATTCGATGATTATCATATGTGTATCGATGGCAACGGTACTGTTCACGTTATGAACGACTTAGATGCTTATGGTGCACATTGTTATCATGAAAATAGTAATAACTTCGGTATTGCTACTTGTTCTAATGTAAACGCTTCGTTAAATGGTGATGGTTATATGGGTTATTCCACTTACGTGCCGGGTCCAGAACCAGTTAATGGCTTACAATTAGAAGCAATGGCTACATTAGTATATCTTTGTTGTGTGCAATGGAATATTCCGTTAAGTCAAGTATTTACTCATGGCGAACGTTGTTTGCGTCGCCAAGATTTATACGATTATCCATCTGAACGTTGGGATCTCGACATTCTTGTTCCAGAATGTCATGTACGTAGTGAAGATGGGCTTTCGACTTCTGGAGGCAACTGGATTAGAAATAGAGCTAAAGAAATAGCTGCTATGAATGGAGTAAATTATTTATAATTAAATTAAGACGGTCGAAAGGCCGTCTTTTTTATTGTAATATAATAATAGAATTTCTATTTATATTATTAAATAAAGGATATATAATATGTCTGATAATACAATTTATGATTATGACTTTTCGGTACATGAAACAGAGCCGAAACGTGCCGATATGCTTAATGCTCTTAAAGCAAGAGTAAAAGCTTTGGATAAAGGTACGATTATTTCGTCGACCGATTATAACGACGATTCTCAGTATGATGAAGACCGCGCGCTAAGTTCTTATTTGTTATTTAAATTATTTCCGACTAAAGTTCATTTACTTAAAAATCATTATACCAAAGAAGAAGTGGACGGCTTATTATCTGATCTAATTTCTAAATATTATTTAAAAAATGAAATCGATGATATGCTTAATGCTTTAAAAAACGAATTAAAAGCCAAAATGTTGGCTGATGGCAATGATTTAAAGCAAGCACTTAATGCGCTTAAAACAGAATTAAGTAAACATAGAACACAAGAAGTAATCGATCATCCTGATAATAGTATTACTGAAAGTAAAATACGAGATAAAAATATCTCGAAAGGTAAACTTAATGACGCCCTACAGGCGGAAATCGATGGCAAAGTTAATAAAAGTGGAGATGACATTAATGGCCGAATTCATATGAATAAATCAGATATTAAATTCTCGACTTACAATAAAGATGGTACCGAACAATTTGCTTGGATCGGTTTCGGTGGTATGGTCGATAATCGTCAAAATTTTGACATCGGTTCTATTCATTGCCGTCAAACTAATTTAAATAGTGAATTGAATCCAGGTTGGTATAATGGTCAATGGCAACGCTTTTTAATTCAAAATGATCTTGATAATATTAATAGCCAAATTAGAGATATTAATGCTAAATTAAATAAAACTAATACTTCTAATGGTTCTATATATAAAATGAATCCAGAATATGTTTCTGGATCTAATTTAAGAACTGAATATTTAGGATATAGAGATGGTGGATATAACTATAATATGTATTTAGGTAGAATTCCAGAAAATTTTACTGCTATATATTATCATACTCAATCTCAACATAAATATTGGACGGGTGGAAGTGATGATGGCCATCAAGAAACATCGTATCAAACAAATGTAAATATTGTATTGAGAAATGAAATTTTACAAGAAAATAACACAAGTCCTCTTTTTATTACTATTGGTAGTTTTATAGGAAATCAAGCTTTTAAAATTGGAGGAAATTTATATAAATCATTATTTATAAAAGATGGTTTTTTATGTATAAAACTTAAATCAAATAAATCTTTTCCAAATAATAACTTATATGATGTTGGATATAATTTTGATTTAGGTATATATATTATATCTTAATATTAACTCCCTAGTTATTGACTAGGGAGTTTTTTTATTTTATACTTAATATAAAAGGAGGTAAACCTAAGTGAAATACTTCAGTAATATTTTTAATTTTGTTAACAATATATATTATATGTCTTTCGGCAAGTATAATAAAGAATTTGTTTCACTATTTATATTTTTAGTATTAGCTGAATATATGAGATATAAAAATGTAATGCGTTTAGGATTTAATGTAGAATTTCGTATAGGCGACTACATTCATTATAATATTAAAGTGGATAAGCCGAATTATGGGGATTTACCAATGTTATATAATTTAATCTTCTATATATTAAATCATTATGGGTTTAAAGAAGAAAATTATTATAATAAAATTAATGATTCATATGCTCATCCATTAATTTATCAGAATGATAATGGATTATATGAATTAGATCAAGCTGTATTTTTTAATTTAACAATGAAGGAGATTATAAAATGACACAACAAATTAAAATTGCAGAATATTTAAATTATTTATATACTTATAAAAGAATATCGTCGGCAAATATTATAGCATTTTTAGTCGATATGTTTCATAAAGCAAAATACGGAGAATTTTTATTTTCTGATGTTAACTATAATCTTAATGAAATTAAAAGATTCCAGATGACAAAACCAGATCAATTAAGTGATTTAATGACTTCTTCTGATACAGCTGAAGAAATTTATGCATTAGTTGATGCCCATTGTAATATTAAAAATAAATTTTGGCAAATTGAAACATTCTTGGTCGAAGACAAAGATAAATTGTATACTCAAGATGATGTATATCGTATCTTCGTACAATATATTAAAGATTATATTCTATTCGATATTTTACCATATGGCAAGAGACCCTTATGAACTATGTGAATTTCGAACAGTGTCGCCAGCTGACGCTTGCTTTATATAAACAATTTGATATGTTTACAGACGAAGAAAACGAGCGAGCATTTGCCGTAGCGTTAATCTATTATTTATTGTTATACGATAATGATTTAAATGGATTTGTTATCGTCGTTCGCGATCAATATTCTTTTGTCGGCATTCAATCTGGCACTCATAAACTTATTAATTATAATCAGTTTTATAATATAACGCTTCGCCTATACGAAGTATACCGTAATAAAATGAGAAGCGTAGCGTGGGGCATGTTCGGTGCTCCCGAAGAACAAATATTTCAGCCACAAGAATTATTAGTAAAAGCACATAAAGGAGTACATCACAATTGCGCTCTGTAAAAACAGTATTCGATGGTCGAGAATTAGTATTTACTTTATGTATGCAATACGATACATTAGAATACGTACACCATATATTAGCTCTTACATTCGGCGCTTACTCGTATTTAAATAAACGACAGCTTAAAAGTCTAACTTTATATATTAATTCTAATCAAGATTATTGGATCGATATTAATACGTATAAACCCGATACGATTAATTATCAAAAGTTTTATTTAGTCGCGCTGGCAATAGCCGAAAAATTCAAAATTTACCGCGTACGAGCCGCTTATCGAGCTTTCGAAGTGAATACACTTACGTATCGCGAAATAAGCTCTGGTGCCCTCAAAAAACGAGGAAAAGAGATAGTAAGAGATTTATTACCTTCTTATGTTTAGCATGAGAGGGTAATTTTTTTTGGCTTGTTATATCGAATATATGTTTGCCATATAGGGTAAGGTTTGCGGTGCGTATATTTTTTAGATTTATTATTAATAAGGGAAAGAGAGAGAAAATGAATAAGGCTTTTTGTTTAGACGTAAGTTAATGAATTATATATGATTATGTGTTAAGAAAGTGAATAAAGAGTAATGAGTGGATGCAAAATATTGACATGTGGATTAGTTGAATTATGTATGATTTACATAGATTGATGGCGAAAATTTTTTCTATATAAGGGAAATTTTGGGAAAATTTCTGAGGGGGTAAGTGTTATTGATATAGAGTGAGTGGTGGCTAAAGTCCGCCCCCCCTACTTTAATTCTAGGCATTGATTGACCTAGAAGTAGGGTCTATATCATATGGTCATCATGTATTCGATGACCTTTATTTGATTATTCATGACAGGAGGAAAAGATCATGAAAAAGAATTTAGCAACAATCTTATTAGCAGTAACAGTGTTAACAGGAGCAACAATTTATGTTGCAACACCGGTTCAACCAGAACGATATGAGTTACATACCGTTCAATACGGAGAAACATTTGAAGGCATCATAAAAGATGCTAACAAAGACTCTGATGTTAATTATGACATCAGAGAAGCAGTGACAAAAGCAGTCACTGAGTCTAGCAAGATAGAAGGAGGAGCGACTTCTCGTCAACTAAATATTGGCGATAAGGTAGCAGTACCTATCTATCGCTAGTTTATTAAGTCCAGCTGTATGACTATAAACTATAGCATTATATATCATTTATTATATGTCATAGGAGGAAATATCATGACACATGTAGTATTTATCGAAGTATTAAATAATAATCAATTTAAAAAAGTGATAACAACAAGTGAAAGAGCTGCAGATACATTCTGCAGAGATGCTACTGAATATTATAAACATAATAGTATTGAAACAGTTTATGTTGAGAATGAAGATAATCCAGATTTCTTTGAAGTACGCTCTTGTCGTAATGGCAAAACAATGGTTATTGCTGGTCCAGAGCAGAATCAGTTGTTCTGGCGCAAGCATACATCTATAAAAAAAGATGTTGAGGAAGCCAATGGTATTCCTCAAAAGGCAAAAGGCCAAAAATATCTATTCTACGCTGTGATAAGCGTAGAATATACAGGTTTTGTCCGCATATGGGACAAATGTAAAGAACTTACGCACGGTAAAAGTGCAAAGTTTAAAGGCTTCAATTCTATTGAGGCTGCAAAGCAATGGATGAGAGAAAACAATGCTCCGTCCATTACGTTCGAACGCTATAAGGAGGTGAAAGATATTAAATAATCTATTATATGCTCCGTCCGAAATGACGTTAAACTATTTTTACCATTTTGTTTGTTGAAAGAGGAGAATAATATGAACAGACAAAAAAAGAATTTTATGTTGGCAGAATTTGCTAACACAGTAAGGGGTGTTCGGTCTGGAGACTGGACTCAGTTTTCTGCTACCAAACAGGATTTGAAAACTGCAAAGATCCGTTTACTTTATTTAACAAGTCGAGATAGTTATATGACTATTGTCGGCTATAATGTAACAGGCGCTATTGAAGAATCCGATGTCGCTCCTGTTGCAGAAATATTGACTGGTATAGGCGAAGTTCGTGAAGACAATTTCGTTTATACAAATAAATCATTAATGTTAGTAGAAGAAATTATTCGCGATTGTATTATAATCGCTTATAATTTTGATACTGACGAAGAGGCGATGCAAACATACACAATAGAAGGAGTTGAATACTCCACTATTGCTATGTCTGCAGCATCTCTTAGGAACGGCAAACGTTTAGTAGTGCCAAAAGATCGTTTGAACTTTTGGTTGCCTAAAATTAAAGCCGCTAACAACGGTATTGGCTTCTTTGATTACATTGTTGAATTAAGTGTTGGTAAGGCAACAAAAATTTCAACATATGCTAATCTTTGGTCAGCAAATGGTCGTGAAGTAGAATTAGATTTATCAAAAGATTGCATTATGATCTTTAATGATATGTCTTTAGGTAACGAGTCAGAATTAGATGGACAAAGTTATCATAATCATTACTGGTTTTGCCATAATTATGGTGTGCCTACAGACGTTAATGCGTATTTACAAGTGCGTGTTAGCTCCTGCACAAAAACTGGTTCTACTCCAATGAGAAATATGAGTAGATGGTTTCAGCTGGCTGCAGAGATTAAACAAGAAAATGTTCAGTCCTTAAGCCAAGTGGATAAAGGATATGACGGCCCACAAAAAGTATGGATTGTTGGTAATCCTGCAGGAGAGTTGGTCTATGTGACCGATTTTAATGGGTTTAAAGCTGTACCACAGTTCATAAATCCAGGAGATAATAAGTTTAAGGTATTGCAAGTTATTAAGGCTACTCAAGCTACAGCATCTGGTCAGATGCACCAACATGATTTTAATGAGTATCTTAGATGATAATGGAGGAAAAAATGAATAATAGTATTTTTAACAATGAAAAATTTCAATATCTTGTTAATATTCTTGTAGACGAAGCCCTACAAGTTTTAGAGTCTTACAAAAATGGATCTTTCGGTGGCACAGGTATTGAATGTGCCATTCTTGCTGATCCTAGATTAGCAATAGATGACTATGTTTTTAGTCATAAAGGTAAAGATATTGCCAAAAATATTACTAAAAAGCTGAAAGATCTCAAAGCAAAAGGAGATAAAGATAGTCAATATCTCCGTGCGTTAGGAGATCCAGGCAAAATGTTCAGAATTAAATTATTGCGAGATGACGAAATATTTGTAATAAATAAAAAAATTCTTCGTCATAAAATTACAATTTTGATGAGGTTTCCTTGCTCATCCGCAGGTGAAAACCTTAGAGCAAAAATCATAAATTTTGATATAATTAAAAAACGTATTGAAATTTATGTAAAGCTTGGAAAACTTAAAAAATTCCAATCTAAAATGTTATTGGATATATATAGAAACACACCAAATAGTGTATTTATATATTCAGGCAGTACACGAGTTAAAGGATTATTAGGTGGCATGGATAATGACACCGATGGCTGTATGTTGATGGTCGGCGAAGATCTTAAGATTTTCGAAGGTCGCATTAGCAGATCTGTCGACATTCCTGATGAACTTGGTAAAAATATTAACATTAAATTTGCTAATATTTCCGAGTTAATGACTAGTGTTTATCTTGCTTCGCTGGCAACAGGAAATACAGTTGTAGGTGTTTTCTGTGTTTATAATAGTTGTGCGTCAACTGTTCTACAAAATCTTAATAATAAAAAAATTATTAAGAAATTGCAGGATAATATTGATGAGGAATATGAAAAAGAGCATGGCAATGCTCAATATATTCGTCGATATGATGATATTTCAGATCTATCAATGGACCAAGTAATGAATAAAAAAATTGAACAAATGACTCTCGATTTTGTAGGTTCTGACAGATCTGAACAATCTATTAAAAATTATTTGTTGGATTGTTTAGCTGTTGCCCCAGCTGTTATTGGTATGATTATTGATAGTGCCAAAACTGGATTAACGGTTTTTGACCCTTTATGTTTCTTATTAAAGGATGTTGAGCAAGCTCGTCGCAACTATACACCAACTATAATTTGGAATGAGCAAATTGCTCAATTCGAAGTTGTAGAACATAAAGTATTCAATAAAGAGGAGAAAGTAAAATGAAAAAAAATGAAAAATTAGTATTAAAAGATGCACTTTACGATATGCAGTTAGAAGCTGCAAAACGTGTCGTAGAGCAATTAAACAAAGAAGTGTTAAAAATGGGCATTAAGCCAGGTTATAAAAAATTAGAAGCTAAAAAAGGTTCTCTTTTTGAAATTCTTAACATGACCTGCGACGATCTTCGTCGTGCAAAATCATTGTCTATAAAAGGCTTTAAAGTTGAAGGAGCTTTTTCTAAAGCTAAGCCATATATTGCAAATATGATTCGTACATATATAGGCGAAGAGAAAGATGCATTCAAAGAAGCAAAAAATGCTGGTTTTAATTTTGCCAGCACAGTGCTAGAATATGAATTAATTATTGATGCGATGAGAACTGGCACACTATATCGTCAAGAGCAAGGAATTGAATTAAAAGACTCTCCTTTATTTAGACGCTATGATGTCTTCTGTACAAGTGAAGAATGCAACAATATTTTAGATGGGGATGAAGTAGAATTCATTAATGGAGAATCTACAGACGGTAGATTCTTCACGGGTCGTATTGTTAATGGAATGCGTCCTGTGTTTCGAGATGATTTTGGTGGATTATTTACAGTAGTTCATTTAATGGAAATTATCGAAGAGCCAACAAATGAACAAAAATTTGTTGTTCGTGTTGCTGGCACAAAGAAATCTTTAGAAAATGCAAGAAATATTTTCGCTGCTAAAGATTATGGATATGAAATGTTTTTACTGCCAAATAGTAAAGGTAAGAATGGAGATGGATTATATGTAATTTCTGAAAAACCTTCTACAAAAGGTAAACTTGTTAAAGTTGCGGATTGTGAAATCCCAGGTGAAAAAACTTATATTGATAAATTTTGTGGTAAAGTAATATTAGACGAAGCTATGTTTAATACTGTTGAAAAAGAAGGTTATGGTAATGATGTGCATACTATATGCTTGTTGTTAAAAAAAGTTTAATGTTCTGAGTTATCTCCCCTCCGGGGCAGCGCATAAGACAATTTACCCTTTCTCTTTTTTCTTAATCTTAATTTCGGCATGGAGCGTTTCATACGCTCCGCGTCGAAATATTTTATGAGGATTTAGAAATGGATAATATTCTCCTCTACTATTCGTTTATAAATCTTATTTTTTTATTTAGTGTGTCCGTCGGCAGTCGCAAGACGTATTCGTCTTCTTTCGCTTGCGACATTGGGTGTTGCCCGCGTCGCTTCGTCTATAGTCGTCGAATACTCGACTGCCTTCCTTTTATTTTATTCACGGCTTGGTATTATAGATTATTTTTTATTAATTTTATTTTTTTCTTGTGTATTAAGCGATCATACTGTAAATTTTATTTTAATATGGTTTTAGCTCCGCTACGAAATTATTTTTGAGTATTTAGATTTTTTATTAAGGAGGAATTGTTATGTTAAAAAATCTTACACCTCATGAGGTATGTATATATAAATTAAATGGAGTGACTCCTGATTTAGATTTAGTAATAGAAGCAGGAGAAGAAGTTGCTCGTGTATCTTGCGAGTATATTAAGGTGGATAAGAAGGTGGACGGCATCGATTTATATCGTCCCGTTTTCGGCGAAGTTACCGGTCTACCTGAATATTCCGAGGGAGTATATTTATTAGTATCGGTTATGGTACGTGAAGCTTTACCTTTGCGAAGCGATTTGGTTTCTCCGGGTCAATTACTTCGTGACGACGACGGTAACGTTATCGGTTGTTTAGGTCTTGTCGTGAATTTTAATAATTAGGAGGTATATTATGTTAGTTAAAACTTATCAACCTGTAGAAATGATGGATAAACTTGATTTATTATTTTGCCAATATGGCATGCGTGCTAATATAGATATGCATATTATAAATAATGAAGTTAGCGTTAATGTAGTCGGTATTCCGTTCCATGAAAAAGAATCTTGGGATAGAACCGTAAGAGAAATTATTCAAGAAGTTATAACAGAGTTAGTACAAGATAATGCTAAAAATTGTTTTGAATATGTATAAAGGAGGTTAATTATTATGAAGTATATAGTATATGAAAGAAGTTATAAAAATGGTAAGTTCTATTATATAGGTGAAACCGAAGTGGATAAAAAGGGGGGGGGCGACTTCCCTCGTAATGTCCTCGATTCTATCGGTATTAATAATATTATTTTAAATACTATTACCATTGATTTAAATCCAGGCACGCTAACAGGCTATCTTCTAGATGATTACAATGGCGAAATATATATCTTCGAAGAAAACGAAGTGCCTGGTTACGTAACCGAGAATCTAGATGGTCCTCGTACTATTCATCTATATAAAATAGATATCGATGAATTAATTTCTGTCGGATACTGTGCTTCTATCGATAAAGCAGAACAGATTCTTGTTGTTTTAAATAATACATTCGATAAACTAGGTATGGATAAGAAAATTAAATGTTTATGTGTTCCTGTAGACCACAGTAAACCATATCGACTAGTCGAAGTATTCAACTTAATGACTTCTGATGACATTAAAATTACTAATGTTATCCATTATGATAATATAGAAGATGCCTTAAATGAAAAAGCTAGGATAGAATATGAAACTAGTAAATATACCGGTACTGATGTTAATAGTTATTTTGTTATATAAGGAGGGTGAATAAAATGAGATTAATAAAAGACGGAAAATTAAGTGCCGATGCATGTAATGCGTTCGGTATTTATATTCTAGAGAAGAATTTACCGGAAGAATATCGTCAACGCTTATATAATAAATTATTTGCTCTATGCGAAAAAGAAGCAGAATTGGTTTATGAGCGTATGAAAATCGATATATGGTCTGAGCATTTTGCTCACGAAGTAGCTGAAAAAAGGCTAAGATGTTATTCTTTGGTAGTCCATTAGCTAATATAGTTTACGATACTATTAAGTTAAGAAAGAAAGTGAGGGAGGCGGAAAGTGAATATATATAAGTTCTTTGGTGCCGTTAGCATGATTAAAACTTGTGAAGATATTTATCATGCTATCGATGAATTTATTATGGAAGATGATTTATGTCTCGCTAGCTTTCATCCTAAGTTTTCAAAAGTTAATGGCGCTACTGTAGCATGCATTAACTCTATTATTAATATCGGAGATGAAGAAGAACCTATCTCTTATGAACGTCATCCTATCTATGTTTGTCTCGAATCTGATTATGAAAGAGTAAAACATTTAGATGATTAGAGTTCTTCCTCCCCTCCGGGGCGAAATTCTTTATGAGCCTTTTTCTCTTAATTTACGGCTCAGTACATTTGTTTTCAAGGAGGTTAAATATGAAAACTTATATTCTAAACTATAATGGTAACAGTGAAGAGCTTACCGGTAACACAGTACAAGATGCTGTCGACAAATTCACATGCTTGGTTATGGCTGGCGGTGAAAATGTCTTCGGTCTCGATGTGCTTGTTTCCGTTCATGACGACGATACTGCTTGCGGTTTAGTTGGCTATTGGAACGGTAACGATTTCACTGATACTAGGACATTTACTATAGGGTAGGGGGCTTCGGCTCCCTTTATTTAAAAGGAGAGAATAATATGTTTGTCGAGATGTATTATTTGTATACACTGATGGATACCGCTGGCGGATTCATAACATTAAAATCTAGTGAGAGTGTGCAATCTGTAATGAGAGAGTACACTGATTATTTATTTATTAGTAGAGTGCCATGTGGGTACGATACTGTTTGTTCTGATTAAGGAGTAATACTATGAGAACTCTGCAACGAATTTATGAAGAAAGTCCATTATTCTATTTTATGGCATTCTTTTGCTTTGGATTTACTATGACAACATTGCTTATTAAAGCATTAAAAAAATAGGCAAGCGAGGGCCCTTCGGGGCTCTCTTTTTCTTTTCTTACTTTTATCTAAGATGAGGAATATAAAGAGCCTTCGGCTAGGAGCTCCGCTCCGAAATTTTCTTTGAGCCTTTTTGATTTACGGCTCAGTACGTTATCGGCATGATGAGGATACTAGGTCTTTCTTACTCCTATAAGAACCCCATGTATATAAAAACTACAACCTACAAAACACACAGAATAATTTTCTCTACGATTCATGTGGCCTAGTGTTCTCATCATGCCTGACAACAATCGTTTCATATTTCCTCCTCTATAGCTTCCTGACTGTGCTGATAGCGGTCAGGGGGCGATATGTGTACGTAAGCTTGTCTTGCGTGCAGATATCGCTCGTAGAAAGGGCGAACTTTTTTGCAATCGTTTATTCACCGGTTAAACGATTTAAGGGTAAAAATCCGGTACTATTTATTACAAAGGAGACTATCATGTCTAAAACAATTTTTATCAATACTATTATTTCCGCTACTAAGGAAGCAGTAGCAGTAGGTCACATGGCTTGGGGCAAAAAATCTGCCACAAAAGAAAATTTAACTTATGAAGGCGACTTCATGGCTTCCATATTGCACGTATTGAATCGTGTTATTCAAACTGGTATCGCACGTCGTGATAGCTATGGTCATATGACTATGACTATCGAGCTACCTGATTCTGTAGCTATCCGTGCTTATACTGTAATGGGTAAAGGCGCTAAAGGTGCTAAACAATCTTTCGATACCAAAGCTGTTGGTGTTGAATGTCGTGCACTAGAAAAAGCTCTTGCCGATGCTAAAGCATGTGACTTGGTATTGCGCCTACAACGTCAATCTCAGGCTACTGCATTTAGCTTGGAAATCCCGGACGGTGTAGAAATTTGCGAAGGTGATGTTATTCAGTTCACAGATGGCGAAGCTCCTAATGGTGTTAAATTGGCTCATGGTCAACGCAGTAACTATGCATATACTATCGGTGTACGTGGTGAAGAATTAGTAGCGTTGCGTCCTATGGATTCTTCTGCTATGAAGACTTTGAATGCTTTCCGCAGTGGTGTATGGAACTTAGTACGTCCAGTAGCACCTAAGAAAGTTGAAGAAGGTCAAGTATTTTAATAGAGGGGGTTCGTCCCCCTTTATATTTTATTAAGGAGGGTATATAATAATGGACTCTATTACTATTAAAAATACAAATGAAAAAATCTTGTCTTATATTGAAGATAAGGTGAATAATGAATATGGCGGGACTGTGGAATGTATCGACGGAGGTCTCGCTATTCAAGTTCCTCAAGAAAAAACAGAGGAATTAATGTCGGCATATAAACTAGCGAAAGTTAATTATGCTGGCGTTCAGGTTGTAAACTGGGGTGCTAAAAAGGTTGGTATCTTAGCTAACGCAACTAAATCTGTCGGCATCGGTGCAGTGAAGCTCGGTGCCAAAGGCCTTTTCGGTGGTTTAAAGAAAACTACTGAGTTAGCGATGGGTGCCGTGTCCGCAATTGCGGACGAAGCGCAAACATCTTATGCGGAGCTCAAAGCCAGTGAAGATTTACGTTCTCTTAAGAACAGCTTCGGCTCTACAGGTGGGGTTAACAACGGGTCTGACTTTGTCGTTGTTAATAACGGCCCACAAGAGCCTACAGTGCCTCCAGCTAACGCTAATCAAGAAAACACCGAAGGCTAATTAATTTATATATTTAGTTAGGGACTCTTTGTAGTCTCTAGCTAAATATATATTTTTTTAGTTTTATTATATATGCTTAGACTAAAGCATTATTTTTTTTGTTTTGTAGTTATAAACTAAATAATGTTTTCGTATAAGTATATATTTTGTGCCGACAAGCTATATATTTTTAGCGACAACATATTATTTTAATGTTGCGTTATCGAGCGCATTATATTAAGCCGAGCGAAGCGAGGCTAAAGTATGTGGATAAAGAGAATAATGGCGAGTGAAGCGAGCCAGAGTGTTTATATTAGTGATCATAATAATGCCGAGCGAAGCGAGGCTAAAGTATTTATATATTATATAGTAAGCGAAACGAACGAAGTGAGTGAGCGTATATATATTATTATATAAGTTTCTTTGATATCTTTCTTTATAAAAGAAAGTAGTATATATTATTATATAGTATTATAAGCGAGCGAAGCGAGCGTAATGTATTATCTCTTTTGATTCTTTTCTTATGAGAAAAGAAGTTGCTAGTTATTATTGTATTAGTAGCGAACGAAGTGACCGCAGGAAACGAGTGAGCATTTGAATTCTTTGCTTCTTTCTTTAGAAAGATGATTAGATAAAATGCTTGCATTTTACGGTAGTTTTTAGGTTAAGCATTTATGCTTAATAAAAGAAATAGTGTAGCGTAAGCGAATAAGTATGTATTAGCGAACGTAGTAAGCGTATACATACGTCGGTGTTATCTTTATATTATATATGTATATATAAGTATTATTATATAGCGAAACGTAAGTTAAGCAAGTATATAATAATAAGTATTAAGTATTATATAAAGTATTAAAGATAAATAGGAGCGAGTGGATAAAGAGAAGAGCAAAGCGATGAACAAAATCTGCGAGCCCTAATAAGCGATTTTTCCGGTTAAAATTTTCGAAATTCTAAGTTTTGAAAATTCGAAGGAAAACCGCCCCCCGTATCCGATTTATAATTCGCTACACTTATTCACATGTTAATCTACTAGGCATTTTAAATTATAATCAGTCAATGCCGTAATTAAACTTATAATTAAATAAATTAATTATAATAATTATTATATATGTTAATTTATATATATGCGACTGAAAGCAAAGATATATAATCATATATAATAGTTTCAGGTCAATATTAAAAATAGGTTCCCCTGCTTTAATTCTTCTTAATTCTTTTAAAGAATAAGTTAATTAAATTATATTTAATTAATTTTAATTTATTATATTCGTAACGAAGCCTCTGGTCGAGGAGAGAGAAAACTTCTGTTGACGATCGACGAGATTATACTCAGTTGTTAGATTTAGTAAAGTCTAACCATATTAGTAGGAAGTAATTATATTGTTTTGGTTACCTACGTTATATATGTATATCTCTTATAGTTGTATAGTAGTGGATAAAAAGAATGACTATACGTATTATTTTAGGCGAGTGAAGCGTTAGCGAAACGTGGCTAGTGTGGATAAAGTAAGGCGAGAAACAATTCGAGTCCTTACCCACTCTATATTAGATTTATTATATATTAATATAAAGTAGAATAAAGTCCTAAGGGACGACTTCGTCACGCTAAATCGTATACGATCCTTTTCGAGACCTCGCAGAAAATTTCGTAAGAAATATTAACAGCATTTTAAAATGGGGTTACTTTGTTTATGATTTTATAATATCATATAAATAAAAAAGCTCCCACATATAGTGAGAGCGTTGATCGGAAGTCGTTGAACTTCGTTCAACGATATATTACTTATATTATACTCGTTTAGTGATACTAAACTTAAAAAAATATATAAAATAAAAAAAA